ACCTGCGGCAGGCCCAGACGCTGGGGCGCCAGGGGGTCCTCCACCGGATCGGGGCCGGCGTAGGTCAGGGAGTCGGGGTTGTCGTCCCAGCGGAACACCGGGCCGATCACCGCCCCGCCGCTGCCCGAGTCGCCGGTGACCGCCCACAGGTTCTTCAGCCCCTCGCTGGACTCCTCGTCCGAGGGCAGCGCGGTGACCAGGTTCAGGGGGATCTGCCAGACGACCGCATCGTCCAGGGTGGGCACCGGGGCGAAGGTGGGGATGCCGCGGGCGTCGCAGTAGACCTCCGCGCCGAGGGAGGCGGCGATGCCGGTGGACGTGCCGGACGAATCGGTGCCGCCCGACACGCTCGCCCACCGGTCCTCGTCGACGACGAACGCCGGCATGGCGGTGGTGGACTTCACCCCCTCGCGCCAGGCCACCGGGGACCCGGGCAGGGCCTCGGCCAGCAGCTGCTCGGCGCACGCCTGGGCGGTGTCCGGTCCGATCGTGCGGGCGGTGGGGAACGACGCCCCGCGCACGATGTCCTCCCGGCCCAGCAGGTCCAGGGAGACACCGAGGCGGGTACGGCTCAGTCGGTCGATGGTGTACCGGCCGGCGGGGATCCACTCGACGTCCAGGCGGGGCACCTTGATGCCCTGGAACAGGCGGATCTCGGTGGCCACGGAGTTGATGCCGTCGCGTCCCCGCGGTGCGTCCAGCAGCTCCACCGAGGCGGCGTAGCGGACCTCGGCGGTGCGGTCGGGGGTGACCTGCCCGGAGCCGAACTGCACGGGCGTCCACGTCAGTCCGCCGTCGTTGGACCACTCCGCTTTCACCGGGCGGCCGGTGGCCTGCCCGAGGGCGGCCAGCGCGGCCGCGGAGATGGGCAGCACGTCAGGTCACCGCGCCGTTCGTGGCCAGGGCCGCATAGGTGGCGTAGGAGGCGGTGACGGCGTCGTAGGTGGCGAACGCGTCGGCCATGGCGTCGTAGGACCAGGACGGCGCCCGCATGGGCTGGCCCGCGCTGGAGGGCCGCTCGATGGGGACGATGTCGAACGTGACCGTGTAGCCGCCCGTCGACCCCAGCTTCCCGGTGGGCATCTCGGCCACGTCGCCCGGGACGAAGAAGCGGTCCGGGGTGCGGTAGCCGGGCCGCACCTGCGCCAGCAGCACCCCGGAGCGGATCAGCAGCCGGAACTGTTCGACGTCCTCGGCGAGGACGTCTACCGACACGGTCTCCGACGGTGCGGCCGCGGTGTCGTAGGCGACGGCCGTGAACGCCGTGCCGGTGCGGGCCGCGGTCTCCATTCGCGCACTGCTGGTGGTGCCCTGCGGCTTCATCAGCATGACCCGCATCGACAACCCCGGGGTGTCCAGGGACTTCAGCCACAGGTCCTTTGTCTGCGCCGGAGCGGGTGCGGGGACGACTAGGCCCAGGGAGGACGCCTCACCCCACGTGCCGTCCGCGAACTGCGGGCGTGCGGTGTAGGCGACGGCCACGCCGAGGGGGGCTTCGTGGTCATAGGCCTGGCCCACGCCCTCGATGGCCCACGCCGTGTCCCCGGAGCGCACGCCGACCGCCGGGGCGCCCGGGTCGGTGCGGGAGATCAGAACCTTCCGGATGTCCTGCCACGGCTCACCCGAGGTGAGGCGCCTCGAGGTGGAGGCGTGCGCGGTGCCGTCCCAGATGCAGCCGGGCCGGGTGCCGTCGACGTAGTCGTGGAGGTCCTCGCCGAGCTCGCACATGGCGCCATCGGCCCGCCACACGATGCCGGTGGAACCGTTCAGGGCGATCCCGACCCGGTCGATGGTCTCGCCGCTCTGCACCGTGTACGTGGCGGACAGGCGGGTCCACACCCCCGCCGGGGGCACGGAGCTGATGGCCACCTGCACGGGGGCGTTCGTGCCGTCCCGGAACGCCAGGTAGCCGGGCGTGGGGGTGCCGGCGGTGACCTTCACCCACACGCTGAACGTCAGCTTCGTGCCGGCGGTCTGCGGCTGGATCAGCCACAGGTTCCCGGCCTGCGAGGCTGCTCCGGTGTGGGCGCACTCCACGCTGGCCGTGCCGAACTGGGCGTCGGTGGTGACCCTGGTCCGGGTGATGTTCGCCCCCAGGGTCACCGTGTTCGACAGGTCCACCTCCCACGGCTCATCCACCACGGCGGTCAGGAAGCCGTCGGGGCTGGTGATGGTGGTGGGCGGACTGATCTGCGGCGCCGACGGGTCAACGATCATCGGCATGGGGTGGGCCTCCTACTTCTTGCTGCCGGACCGCTTGGAGCGGCGCACGTCGGTCAGGGCGTCGTCGACCCGGTCGGACACGTAGGCCCGCAGCACGGTGCCGTCCTCCACCACCAGGTAGAGCGGTTGTCCGTTCAGGCCGCTGGAGGCGGACTGGCCGGATGCTCCGGTGGTGACGGGGACGACGCCGACGGGAACCGCGGAGGATCCCATCTGCGCGGCCGCCGAGGCGATGGCGGGACCGGCGGCCACCATCCCTTCGACCAGGCCGGCGCCGAGGTCGGCACCTGCCTGCTCGCCCTTGCGGGACGGGGAGTGGGCGTCGATGCCCTTCTTGGAGCGGATGGCCTTGATGGCGTCCGCGCCGATCTTCGCCATGGCCGCCTGGATCTTCTTCTGATCCGCCAGCAGACCGGTCAGGAAGCCCTTGGAGGCTGCCGTGCCCGCGTCGTACATGGCGTCGGCCATCGTGTTGCCGTAGCTGGTACTGAGCTTGGCGCCGTTCTTCGCCATGGCGTTCAGCTGCTTGATCTGCCCCGGGTTCGCCCCGGCGAGGACGCCCGCCAGTTCGCTGTCCGGGCCCATCGCCACCAGCTGGCTGATGAGGTCCTGCGACAGGCCCTTCTTGGACAGGGTCGCGATGGTCGACTTGAACGAGGACACCGTGGCCTGGCGCTGCATCATGCCGCCCAGGACGTCGCTGATGCTGGTGGCCCCGGTCAGGTTGGACAGGCCGAGGTAGTCGGCGGCGGTCTTCTTCTGGTCGGCCGCCGCCGACTTGGCCGTGGCGATCTTCGAGGCGATGGCGTCGCGCTGCTTGGCCATCGTCTGGAGCTTCGCCGAGACCTTGGTGACCGTGGCGGCCAGGGACTTGCCGCTGCCCCCGGCCGCCTTCAGGTCCTTGGCCAGTTCCTTGGATGCCTTGGAGATGTCGGCTGCGGATCCGGTGAGGGACTTGCGGAAGTTGGTCAGGTCGCCGGGCAGGTCCTTGCGGGCCTTGGTCTGTGCGGCCTTGGTGCCCTTGGCGAAGCCGCGGGCGCCGATGCCCTCCCACATCCGCATCGAGTCGTGGGTGTTGAACACCTGCTCTCCGCCGCGGAAGCGCACCAACTCGGGTCCCTGCTCGCCGACCCACGCGAGCTCCCCGGGCCGGGGCTTGCCGCCGTCGGCGTAGCCCTTGGCCGAGAAGCCGTAGTGGTGGGTGAACAGGCTGGACTTGTACGAGCGGGCGCGCGGTCCGACGATGACGCCGTCCCCGCCACGGGACTCCACGTTGGTCCCGTTGATGGTGCCGGCCGTGTGGCCCACGCCCGCGTTCGTGATACCGATCATGAACGGGGAGCGCTTGTTCAGCACCCACCCGGGCGCAGCCGTCGCACCGGAGAACGAGCCGGTGGCCCACCGTCGGTGCGGCTTCTGCCCGCGGATGACGGACTCGATGGCCGACATGAAGCCGCTGCAGTCCCACGACGGATCGCCGTTGCCGCCCCATTGGTACGGCTTGCCGTTCTGCGTGCGCGCCCACGCCAGGGCGCCCTTGTAGCCCTTGCCGCCGATGCCAGCGGCCTCGAGCTTCTTATCGGCCTGGTCGGAGTAGCCCAGGATGGACTTGATCATGCGGCGGGGGATGCCGGAGATCATGTCCCGGTACACCGAGGACGATCCGGCGATCCGGTCCAGCAGCGGCTCCACCACGTTCTTCAGCCCGGCCTCGGCGGAGGCCTTCACGCCGTCCTTCAGCCAGTCGACGCCGGACTTCGCCAGGTCGACCGTCTTGGACGCCGCACTCTTCACCCAGCCGAAGATGCCGCCCTTGGCGAAGCCCTCGCCCTGGAAGGGGCGCAGGGACTGGCCGCGCATGGCGGCCTTGTTCACCGCGAGCAGGCGGGCCCGCTCGTAGGGGTCGCGCATCGCCTCGGACACGGCCACGCCCTCGCCGCGACGCATCGGCACCAGCTGGTCGTCGCCCTGCCGGTAGGACGACTGCCCGGCCAGCACGCCGCCGCGGGCGAAGCCCTTGATGGGGTCCAGGGTGGGGGCGCCGAAGACGTCCGCCACCTTGTTCCACACCTTGACGATGCCGCCGTTGTAGACCGTGTCGATGATGAACTTCACCGGGGTCTTGGCGATGCCCTTGACCTTGTCCCAGGCCATCTTGATGCCCTTGCGGGCGACCTCGAACGCGTCGGCGACGGTGCGCGTGGCGCTCTTGATCCGGTCGAAGACGGGCTTGATACCCGAGTTCCACACCGTGGAGATGACACTTCGGATGCTGCTGAAGGCGGGCTTGACCCCGTTGTTGTAGAGCCACTTGAACCAGCCGCCGACCGTCTTCAGCCCGGCGGTGAGCCAGCCGAAGACGACCTTCGCGCCGGTCCACACCAGCAGCAGGCCCGCCTTGATCCACCCGATGACGGGCTTCACGGCGTTGGTGTAGAGCCACTTGAACCAGCCGCCCACGGTGCGCAGGCCGGCCATGAAGT